GTGATTTAATGGAATCACGGCGGGGGGACCGACCCCCCGCCAGTGAGGAGCCTGAAATGAACTCGAACCTCGTGATCGACGCAGCGGAGCCGCTGACCGAGGCGTTCAAGGGGATGCACGCGATCGGCGCGAACACGAACGACGTCCTCGTCCGGTACCGCCGGGACACCGTGGTCGTCACCCTCACGGGCCGGATCGCCGACAAGGCTGAGCTGGTCTGGGACCTGTTCCAGCACGAGTTCACCGAGGCCGGGTGGGGCTGGCGCGCGAGCTACGGCAACGGTTTCGATGCTCCCCGCACCGTGATGGCCTTCGACCACCCGATCACCCTGACGCGCATCGGGTGAGCACCCCGGCGGGGGTGGCGCTGCTGCCCCCGCCACGGGCCCCCGTGGGGTCTCCCGGGCCCTGGGACAGGCCAGCCGGGCACGAGTACCGGCCAGGTTCTCCCAGGGCGTCGGAGGGGCCACGGAACGGCTCCGAGACAGGAGGGCAACAAGAATGGTAGCAGTGCTCATCGGGTGCGCCGTGGTGTGGGGCATCGTAACCGGCATGACGGGTGGCAACTGGGTCGCCGGTCTGGTGGTCGCGCTGGTCGTCCTCAGCATGTGCACTTCGGGAATGCGCGCCGTCGCTCGCCAGCGAGCGGAGGAGGAGGGCGAATTCGTCCTCGTCCGTCGCGAGCCGGAGCGAAAGGGCTGGTTCTGACATGGGATGGCACTGGCTGAACCCGTTCGACTGACTCGCACGGACAGGCCGGAGCCCCCGCACCCTATCGGGTCGCGGGGGCTCCGGCGTGTTTCAGAACCCGAGAGAGTTCGTCGGGATCAGCATCAGGAGGACGAGCCCCCCGAGCAACAGCGTAAGCCCGAGAAACAGCCACCAGGTCGGGGGTTCCTTGAAGTCCTTCATGATCTGGCTCCTTCCTCCGAGGAGGACGTTCCCCCTCGGTGTAACCCCATTAAATCACGGGCTTGCCCCCAGCGCAAGTTTGACAGTGTGATGGGCGTCACACAAACTAGCTACTTGCGCCAGGGGCAAGCCCGTGGTTAGATGGTTATCAGAGGGGCACACGGCCCCCAGGAGCCAGGAGGAGCCATCATGGCGTTCGACAGCATCAAGGCCGGTCTCAAGGTCGTCACCCGCATCGGTCGGACGGGCGGCACCATCGACCGCATCGTCCGTCACCCGGTGACCCGCTCGATCCTCGCCGTGGTCATCGCCCCGGAGGGCGTCACCGACTCGAACGACTACATCGTCACCTCGGCGCGTAACTTGCGCGTCGCCTGACACCCGGGAACCTGAGCGCCACCCCCCACTGGCGGGGGTGGCGCTCGCATGAAAAGCACACGCGCCAAAACGGGAGATAAACGATGGGTAAGTGGCAAGTCGCGTTGGTCAGCAAGGAATCAGACCGTCAGTTCGTGTACGACGTCGCCAGCAACGACTCTCAGGCGACCGACGCTGAGGTCGTGCTGGCTGCGCTGGCCGAACACGGCCGGATGATCGTGGCGGGCAAGGTGTCCGAGGTTGTGCACGAGGACCGAGCCGGGGTTACCCGAGTCGGGTAACTTGCGCCAGCCGCAAGCCTGTGATTTACTGGTGTTACCAGCGAGGGGGAACCGCCCCCTCGCCCGGCTCCCAAGGAGCACCCCATGAACGCCACCTTCACCCGCACCCGCCAGATCCGCTCCTACGAGGTCGCCGAGGGCAAGGTGTACGAGGTGCACATGAGCGGTGAATTCTGGGGTTGGGTGGTCGGTGAGAACCGGTCGTACCGGGCGATGGCCAAGGACTCCTACGAGTGGCAGTCCGGCCGGTCGCGTCGGACCAAGGCGCAGGCCGTGGAAGCCGCGATCGCCAACGCGGAGGCCGAGCGCAAGGCCGCTGAGTGGCGCGCGAACCAGGTCCCCACCGCCGTTTACACCGTGCGGCTGACCGCCGAGAACATCGCCGACGAGGCGCCTAACCTGGTCGGAATGCTCCTGGACGGGAGCGAGGACCTGGGCGAGATCGTCAGCGCGCGGCTGACCCGCGACGGCCACGACAACGCGATGTTGGTCGGTTCCGTGCGACGTGACGTCCTGGGACTGCCCTGCAACGTCACCGCGTACCGGTTCTGACCCGGTACGACCGGAGCCCCCGCCACCCCCCCGGCGGGGGCTCCGGCGTGTCACCCGACCGGATACTTGCGCACAGGGCAAGTTGTGTGATTTACTGGTGTAAGACAGGGACGGACACACGGAGGTCACGATGCGGAAGAACTCGGCGAACACGCTGGCCCACCTGATGGGGGCCATGTCTGCCGGTCGCGCCGTGACCATCCGATACGTCCGCAAGGACGGAATGGTCAGCCGACGTCGCGTGGAGATCCACTCGTTTTCGGTCACCAGCGCGGGTAACGTCACCTTTTACGCCTGGGACCACCGCGACCAGGAGATGACCACGTTCCGCGTGGACCGCGTCACCCACTACACCCTGCATCGCGCCCCGAAGCTTGCCGCGTACACCCTGCCGACCTACGCCACCTCGGTGGCCGAAGTGCTGGACGAGGATGGCGACGTGATCGGGTTTCGTGCGTGGGGAACTTACGAACTGACCGCCTGAGGAGGGCCCGTGAGCGCCAACGAGGACTACCACCCCGACTCTATCCACCACCCGGACAACGTCCGGCGTGCCAAGATCGAGGCCGCCCACCTGGAGGCCCTGGCCGAGCACGTCCGGCGCGAGGTGCTGGCCCTGGTCGACTCGTACGGGTTCGAGATCGACATCGACTACTGGGACACCGAAAGGACCGTTCTGCGTCACCTGACGCCGACCGGCTACGACTACGAAATCCCGCTGGGGGTATCCGAATGACCGTTTACCGCGTCGCACGAGGCGACGTCGTCCGCATCACCCGGACCGGTGAGGTCGGCACCGTGAAGGGTTGGGTCGACCACGAGCGGCTCGACCAGCACGGCACCATCCTCGCCATCCAGGTCAGCACCGAGAAGACCGTTCAGGCGAACGGCCGAGCGCTGGAGTTCATCGCCGATGCCAAGCCCAAGCTGAGCAAGGCCAAGGCGGTGTGGGTGCTGGTCGTCCTGCTGTGGTCGCTGGCCGAGGCCGCGTGGATCGGGTACTACCTCAACGCCGACTACGGCCTGAGCTGGTGGGGGTCGACTGCCCTGGGCATCGGCGCTGGCGGGCTGTTCTGGCGATCGATGTACCTGTTCACGATCCGCCCCCACAAGACCCGGATCACGCTTCCGGCCCGGAAGACCACCACGGCCCGAGTCCAGGGCAAGAGCCGACCGAACGTCAACAAGTAAACAGACCCCGGCGGGGGGTGGCGGAACGTCGCCACCCCCCGCCCAGTCGCGTTGGAGGACCTGTGAGCAACAAGCAATACCGAGTGAAATTCCTGGGTGGGGCCGAGGCGTTCAAGCCAGAGCAGCTCAGCGAGGCCGTCCGTGCGGCAGCGGGGGCCCTCGTGGACCCGTCCACGGACGAAGTGACCCCGGAGGAGCGAGAGGCCGTCCGAGAGGTCTTCGACGCCCTCGGTTTGGTGCCGGAGGACGACGAGCGAAACGCCATGGGCGGTCGCACCATGAGCCATAACAGCCCCCTCGACTACTGACTTGCGCCCGACGCTCGGGTGTGGTTAGATAGTCCTTGCGCCGCTTCCAAAACCAGGGCCGACCAAGGGGACTTGTCCTCACCGCAAGGGCCATGGTACAATGGAACCAACGAAGCACGAAGTCCCCTTTCTGGAGGTAACACACCATGACCGAGACCGCCGTCGCCGAGACCGCCGTCGCCGAGGACAAGCCGAAGCGCGAGAAGAAGGTCGTCGAGGCCACCGCCTGCGCGTGCCAGTTCTACTCCGGCCAGGACGTCAGGGGCGAGACCCTGTCGACCGGCTGCGCCGAGGTCACCCCGCGCACGTTCCGCCCGGGTCACGACGCCAAGCTGAAGTCCCTTCTGATCAAGGTCGGCTCGGCCGGTAACCAGGTCGTCAAGACCGTCGACGGCGAGACCGAGGAGATGGACCCGCTGCACGCGGCCGAGGAGTTCGGGTTCCGGGGCCTCGTCGAGAAGTCCGTCGACGCCGCGAAGGCCAAGCAGGAGGCGCGTGACGCCAAGGCCAAGGAGCGCGAGGCGAAGAAGGCCGAGACCGAGCGCAAGAAGGCCGAGGCGAAGGCGGAGCGCGACGCCAAGGCTGCGCAGAAGAAGGCGCACGCCGAGGCCGTCGCCAAGGCCGCTGAGGACCGCAAGAGCCAGCCGGGTCCGGCCAAGGCCAAGGTCGGCCGCTCCACGGTCGACGGCGAGATCCTCGACGACGGAACGTTCAAGTACAAGAAGGGCGACGACGAGGTCGAGACCACGGACTACACCCCCGTGATCGACCCCTCGACCGTCGAGGTCTCCGCCTGACCCGGGCTGCGAACCGCGTGACCACGGCCCCCGCTCCGAGATGGAGCGGGGGCCGAGTCGTGTTTCAAGGTCGTTTGTTCCTGGGTACTTGCGCTGGGGGCAATAACCGTGATAAGGTAGTTACGTAGCAAGGGACCGGGGCAGGTGGCGTGAGCCATCGAGCCGCCACCGCCCCGGTCATCAATCAACCACCCAGGGGGGCACAATGAACAAGAACACCGCCACCGCCCTCGCGTCCGTCGTGGCTGCGCTGGCCGTTTCGCTGACCGCGTGCGGTTCTGACACCGACCGCAAGGTGTCCGGCGTGTTAGACGAGGTGAAGTCGGCCAAGGCCGTCAAGCCGGTCTACAAGACCGCGACCCGCATCGTGACCGACTACCGGAACGACTGCAAGACCAAGACGCGTACCAAGACTGTGAACAAGCGCACGACGACCGAGACCTACCAGGACTGCTCCCGGGTGAACGTGGGAACGCACCAGGAGTCGTACCGCAAGCTGGTCAAGCCGGGCAAGTCGGCGATGTACTGCGTCGAGCTGGACCGCGTCAAGAGCGGCGACAAGCTCCGCGACGACGTCACGTTCGAGGTGTCGCGCAGCACGTACCTGAAGTACGCCAGCAAGAACGAGGGCGCGAAGGTCAAGAACCTGAGCTACTCGCGCGAGGTCACGACCTGCAAGCGCTGACGCCCTGGAACTGAGACAGCCCCCGACCCGGGTCACTGGGTGCGGGGGCTGTCGCTTGTCGTCGCCGCAATCGGGTGGTACCATTGGGGCCAGCACAGCAGCCGCCGGGAGGTCCTCGGCGGTTACGTGTATCTGGAGGCAAAACATGTACACGCCGGGTAGCGCGGGACACTCCGCGTTAAAACAAGCTGGCCGCCTACTGCAAAAGCAGGTGGTCGACGTGTCGAAGTGGGCTGGCTCCGCGTGGGGGGTGGGTGGCGTGGGCTTCCTTCTGGCCCCGGGAAGCCTCTCCGTGGTATCTCTCGTGGCCGGAGGAGCCGCCGGGGTCACTCTGGCCGTCTGGCGCTGGCGGAAGCCGTCCACGTGGCGCCGGTGGCTTCAGGGCGCACTAGCCGAGCGTCGCGTAGGCCGCGTGCTCAACCAGCTTCGCCGAGAGGGTTGGGGCGTGCTGCACGATCGACGCGTCCCGAGGTCGCGCGCCAATCTCGACCACGTCCTCATTCACCCGTCTGGTCGGTTCCTCGTGTACGTCGACACGAAGGCTTGGCACGCGGCCAAGGCCGTCATCCGGGTTACTGGAGGTCGGTTGATGTACGGGCCCTGGCCGCAGGGCGACAAGGCTGACACGGTTCGATGGGAGGCCAATCGGCTGAACCAGAAGATCGGGCTCGACGTGGTGCCCGTGATCGCCGTCGACCGAGGCAAGGTGAACGGCGATCACCTGATCTTCCGGGGCGTGCACGTGGTCAACGCTGACATGCTGCTCGACGTCCTCGACGGGCTCCGGCCGATGCCGCTGCCCAATCGCGACCGGGTCCGTCAGATCACCAGAAACATCGAGCGCGAGTTCGTTGTAGCTCGTTAAGTGAGACCGGAGAAGCATTGAAAGACCAGGATCGACCGACGTGCGTTGGGTGCAGTCACGTTCTCCGGCCGGAAGAGCAGGAACGAGGCCGGATCGTCTGCTGTAACTGTGAAGACGAGGTAAAGGAGAATCTCAACGCGCTGGTCGGGCCCGACGGCTTGTTCGCTCGTCTGGTCTGGCTGGGCACTGACGCTCTCACCCCGGGTGCCCGGCGGTCCAACTCGGACCCGTCCGTCAAGACGTCGAAAACGTCCGCCCCCTCGCCCGTACGCCTGCAAGCCATGAATCTGCTGGGGGCGGGTGGCGTCGTCCACACCCTGCAACGCTGGGTCGGCTTGTGGTACACGGAACTCGGGTTCCGGCAGCCCGTCTGGCGGGGTCAACACCACTTCGTCGTGTACCTAGCTCCCGGCAACCAGAAGGTTCGCCGACCTGGTCAGATCGACAACACCGTTAAGGTTCTGTTGAACAACCTGCCGTGGGCAGTCGAGCACCGCCACGACTTCCGGCAGTTCAAGCAGGACGTGTGGCGGTTCGTTGAGGATGCACGGTCGGCGATCGACCCTACCATCGAACGACCTGCACGCATCATGGTGGGACGTTGCCCGACCTCGGTAGGCGAGGGGTTGGTGTGTGGCCAGCAGCTGATGGCCGGGTTGTCGTCCACGTCCATCAAGTGTGGTAACTGCGGCTCCGTATGGGGACGCGACAAGTGGGCTGAACTCGGTCAGGCCCTGCAAGGACGCTGAACAAGCCGAGACCCCGGTGCCCTCCTCGGGCCCGGGGTCTCGTCGTGTCGGGTGGGGGCGTCAGCTCTCGCCGTTCGCCTCCGCCTCGCGCTGCTTCCGACGCGCCTCGCGCTCCGCGTTCACGCGCTCCTGACGCTCCGCCCAGGTCTCCGTGGTCGGCTCCGTGTGGTTCCGGCCCATCCCCGCCCGGGTCATGTAGCGGACGGTCTGCGCGGTGACCTTCTTCGGCATCTTCGCCATCGGGGGCTCCTTCCGGGGGGCCGGACGGTCCGGCCCCCGCGTTCTGATTTTATTAAATCATGTCCTTGCCCGGGGCGCAATGCCCCGGGCGGGACGACGTCAGATGAGGTGCTCGACCAGGTACACCCGAGCGAGAGCCGCGATGTTCTCGTCGCTCCGCTCGTGCATCATCCGACCGAGGTTCTTGCCGTTGATGACGTCCGCGTTGTGGCTCCGCCGGATGACGTCCAAGGCGGTGGCGACCGGGAGTGCGTTCGTGAAGGTGACGAACGCGCCGTTCTGGTCCTTGACCCGGACCTCGGCCAGGGTCTCGGGGCCCCGGTGGATCAGGGTGAGGATGTGGTCTTCCTTGTTGAATCCGGCGTCCCGCAGGATCTTGATCGCCATCTCGTGCTCCTTGTGTCGGGGGGCTTGGTGCCCCGCTGTGATTCCATTAAAGCACACGGCTTGCGGAGTGCGCAAGTTACCTCAGCCGTGTGACACACGACACGTCTCCCAGCACCTCAGCCGCGCCGCCTCCACTTGTCGTAGAAGCAACTCCTATGATAAGATGGGTTTCTCGGCCGGACGAACGCCCGGCCTCCTATTACGATTGAGGTGATTACGGTGGCGGAGCGGAAGGTTCCCGTCGAGAAGACTCCGGTTGAGCCCCGGTCCCGTCGCGGTCGCCGCAAGCTGGAAGACGTCGAGGCTGTCGCCGCCAAGGAGCAGGCGCGGACTCGGTCCAGGGCGGACCGCGCGAAGACCGAAGCCAAGACCAAGACCGCGTTGCTCAGCGAGCAGGAGCGGCAGGCCGAGATCCTTCGACGCAAGAAGGAGCGCGAGGCGAAGGCGCGCAAGGAGCGCAACGCCGAGCGTTGGGTCGAGTTCAAGCGTCGGCTCGGTGCCGCGACCCAGACCGCCATGGTGGTCGGGCCGATCATGGCCCCGATGTCCATCGCGTGGACCGGTCAGATCGGGTTCGCCCAGAAGGTCCTCGAATGGCCCTTCGGTGGAGGCGTCGCGTACGCGGCGGCTTACGAGCTGACCATCGTCTTCTGCGCCTGGATGTACCACGAGGCGCGCAAGGACGGCGACATCGGTTCGTATTACCGAATGCTCACGTGGTTCTTCGCACTCGCGAACGGCGTGCAGCAGTGGTGGCACTGGGCCGACAACTGGTCCGCAACGCCGCGTTCGGTCGCGTACTCGACCATGACCATGATCGGGATCTTGGTCTGGGAGGCATACAACAAGCTCGTGATCCGGCGCAAGCTCCGGGCCGACGGCAAGATCTCCGGTGCCCGACCCCGGATCGGGTTCACGCGCTGGCTGCGGTACCCCCGGATCTCGTGGACCGCGTGGAGCGGGTCCATCCGATTCGGTTTCGATGACTTCCAGGACATGTGGACCTGGGCCGAGGTCGAGCGCGAGGGCACCCGGACCCGCAAGGACAAGCTCAAGACCCAGCGAGCCGAAATCAAGGATCTGAAGGCCCGTCTTGCGGACCTGACGGACCCCAAGGGCAGGCGCGTAGTGAAGGGTGAGGTCGAGAGGGTGGACCCGCCGGACCCCGAGCCCGTCAAGGCCGGATCTCCGGCTGTTGACCCTGCACCCGAGGCCGGACCTCGCGAGCTGGAGCCTGCCAAGGCCGGATCTCCCGAGCCCAACCCGGGTGACGACGGTCACAGGTCCGACGAGACCTTCGAGCCGACCGATGCTGAGAAGCAGGCGGTCGAAGAGATGCTCGACGCCGAGATCCGGCTGAACCGTACGAACGTTGCGGACTACATCCGCGACAACCGGGAACGCCTCGGGCAAGACGGCATCGCGACGAAGCGCGCGGCCCAGGTGGCTGCGTGGGGGCGAGACAACGGAAACGGATTGAGGTCGGTTGTATGATCACCTACGGCGAAGCAGGCGGATACGCGTTCCTGGCGGTGTTCGAAAAGATTGAGTGGGTTGCCGAGCCCACCCGCCAGGAGTCGGACGCCGACCCTCGGTACCACCCGGTGTCGAGCAAGTGGACGAAGTCGGGCGACCTGATCATCAAGCCCGGTGAAAGCACCCTCGACGTAATAGCCAAAGTGGCTTCCGCCTGCAAGTCGACCGAAGGGGGCGTTCCTCGGGACGCTCTGATGACCGGATTCAGCGTGTTCCCCTCGCACCTGGTCGTCGGCAACGTCGAGTGATTGTGGCAGCGCCACAATCACAGCCGTGACACCCCCTCCTGTCGGGAAGCTTGGCCGGTGGGAGGGGGTGTCGGAGCCCCAGATCACAGTCACAGTCACGGTCACAGTCACAATCGAATGTCACGGGAGGTGACAACGAAATGTCAGATGCCAACACGACCGCACCCGCCAAGGTCGATACATCAACGACCCCGAGCCCCGAGAAGGTATCTCCGGGGCCCTCGGAGGCCGTGGCCGGGCCTGAGACCCCCGCCACCGCCCCCAGTGGCTCCCGTAGCCCACGGAAGGCCGGGACGAAGGGCCTTCCGGCTGCACCTACGGCCCTGGCTGCGGTGAACACCGTAGCGGTTGCCGGGGGCGCGGCTGCTTCGGCTGCTGGCCCGGTTGCTGGTATCGCGGTGGCTGGCGGCTTGGTCGCTGGAGCCGCAGCCCTGGGCTTGAACCAGCGCCGTAAGGTGAAGCGTAACCGACGTCAGCGACTGGCTCGTGAGACGGCTCGACGTAACGGAATGGCCACTTCGCCGACGTCTCTCCGGTCTGGTCGCTGGACGCCTTCGGGCGGATCTTCCACGCGAGGGGGGTCCGGCTCTGGAGGGCGGACCAACTCGGGGTCGGCCCGCACCAGGCCGACCAGTTCGGGGTCTGTCAATACCTCCCGGACCGGGTCCGGATCGACCCCCACGCGGTCCGGGTCCGGTCGGCACCGGGCCGGATCTGGTCTGGGTCTCGGGTCCGGGTCCAAGCGCAACAGGTCGGGATCGGGCCAGACCGGATCGGGGGGGACCTCCCCCAGGTCCAGGCGGCTCAACCGCCAGAAGTCCGGATCGAGTGGGCACGGATCTGGCCGGACCCGGACCCCGCTGCTGTTCAGCCAGCCGGGTCGGACCTCCCGAGCCAGGTCGGTGCTTGGACCTCGACCCGGGACCGGACCCAGGTCCAAGCGTGGCGGTCTGATCAACCGTGGGGACGGGACCCGACGAGCCCCGATCCGGACCACGATCAACGGCGCACGCCGGATCGGCCAGGCAGGTCGGGCCGTGGGTCGAGGAGCACGCCGGGTCGGTCGGGGCGCGGTCCGGGCCTGGACGTCTCGACCCGCACGCGCAACCCGTCGTTGGACCATCGGGGCCCTCAAGCGAGGTTGGGGCATTCTCGGTCCGGCCGTCGGTGCCGTACTCGCAGGCGCAAACGCTGCGATTCGGCGCAGGGGGTGGCGGGGAGTCTGGCAGGCCGTAGCAGGAACCTGGGGCCGACTTCGTGCGAAGTGGGGACCCAAGAACGGCAAACACGCGAAGGCAGCAGCCGCCACCGCCCCCGCGTCGACAATTCCGGCGGCAACCGTTAAGCGACCCGCTCACGCGGCGGGTGGCGCAGGGCCGACCGCAGGAGGCGGACCGGCTCGACTCACTGGAGGTGTAAGCATGGCACAGGCACGAATCATCGAGGCGTCGCGCGAGATGGTCGGCGCGAGCATGATGTACAACCCCGAGGGCATGATGCAGATCGGCAACGACATGGCGTCGTTCCCCGAGATCATCCGCAACCTCGCGAACGCCCTCCGGGGTATGACCTCGCAGGTGCAGGACGGCGAGACCCCGATGCACCCCGCGATCGTCGACAAGCTCAAGTCGCTGCACGCCGAACTGATCCAGACCGCGCAGTCGGCAGAGGACCTGAAGCCCGCGTTCGAGAACCTGCACAACGTGGACATCAACCGCATCCGCAACCCCCGCCAGGGCGAGGAACTCTGGGACATTGCCCAAAATCGGGACTACGTCGGTCGATAGGAGGCTGTTCAACATGGGAAAGGTAATCGACTGGGACGCTGGGCACGGTCCCGTCACGGGCACGCTCAACGCGGCGTATTCAGCGCTGGGCGTTGCTGCGGTCGGCCACGAGGCCGGGTTGCCTCCCGTCTGGGCTCTGGGGGCGTCCGTTGTGGGCGCCCTCGGGTCCGGCATCTCGGGGGCAGGCCGCGAAGAGCCACTCAGCACGGGAGCCATCTGGACGCGAGTTGGCGGCTGGCTCGCTGGCGGAGGATGGGTCACGTACGCCCTCGCGCAGAACTCCATCTGGTCGTGGGACGTGACCGGTCCGCTGTTCGCCTGCACCTGCGGGTTTGCCAGCGTGGCCGGAGCCATCAGCCGTAAGCGTCGGCGTGCGGCCGAACGTGAGGCCAGGGCGTTCGCAGCCCTCACCCGAACCCGTATCGGCCTGGAATGGGTCGAGCGCATCGAGCGGGTGTGCCGGGTTTCCGGCGCAGTGGTCGAGGGCGTCGAGCAGTGGAAAGACGACGAGGGCAACGAGACCGGAGCGGGGTACGACCTCGACATCCTGTTGCCCCAGGGCGGAGCCAACTGGAAGAGCCTGGCCAGTCACACCGAAGCGCTGGCGGCTGACGCCGATCTGCCCGAGGGGTGTGGCGTCGAGGTGTACAGCGGCTCTTCTCGTCGTCGCGCCGTTATCAAGGTGCAGCTCCGTAACGACATGCTCAGTGAGGACCAGGAGGTGCCGCTGGACGCGTCTCCCCTGGACTTCAACGGGTGGTTCGATATCGGCAAGCTGCGTGACGGCGGTGTCGCCAAGATCTGCATCCGGCAGTTCTCCGCGATGCTGGTCGGCGCGAAGCGAACCGGTAAAACGAACCAGCTCCTCGCGATCATCACGCGGCTGCTCCGCATGCCCAACCTGCGCGTGTGGGTGATCGACTTCAACGGGGGTGGCGTAGCCCTTCAGTGGCTGAGGGCGTGGGACGCTCTCGGGCGACCCGGACGACCCCCGATTGACTGGGTGGCCGCAGACGTCGACGAGGCCGCTCGAATGGCCAGTGCAGCCGTTCGCGTGGCCAAGGCCAGGAAGACCGAGTATCAGGACCTCATGGCCGAGGCTGACACCGATCTGCTTCCGCTCACCGACGAGATCCCGGGCATCCTCATCATCACCGACGAGGGCGCGGAGGTTTACGCGAACGTAAAGCACCAGCGCGCGTCGGAGCCGATGAAGGAGGTTCTTCGGATCGCTGGCGCGTCCGGCGTTAACCAGCTTAACTGCTTCCTTCGGGGCACAGCCGACACAACGGGCGACACGATCATCAAGAGTCAGTCGACCGTGCGTATCGGGATGCGGATGAGCGACGAGCAGGAAATGTCGTACCTGCTCGGCTGGCGTTCCGGCGTCACCCCGGCGGACATGCCCGAGCAGGGGTTCGGCGCACTGTCGATGGACGAGGGCAAGCCCGCGTCCATCTTCCGTGGCTGGAGGGTCAAGCCCTCTCACATCAAGTGGTTCGTCGAGAACACCGTTCAGTATCGCGAGAACGACGCTTTCGACGAGGTCAGTCTTCGGGCCATGGGTGAGGTTTACGAGACCAGGTGGGAGCGGGCTGAGTTCATCTTCAACAAGACCGTTCCGGCCCCCAAAGTTCAGACCACATTGGTCATGGAGAAGGACGAAGACAGCGACGAGGGATGGTCGGCTGGCATCGACCCCGAGCAGGCCAAGACGAACCTTCGCAAGGCCATCGAAGACGCTGGTGGCCCGTCGGGGGACGAGTTGGACGCGTTCCATGACCTCGTGCGTTCCGGCGGTCTGGAGGACCTCCAGGAGTACTCGTTCAACAACCCTCCGCCCGAGGGAGAGACCACGGCAGGGGGTGGCGTTACGCCCCCTTCGGACAACGCCCCGGAGGAGGAAACGGAAGATCTGCGCGACGTCGTGTTTGGCATGATCAAGGCGATGGGCCCGGACGGGGTCACTGTGGCTGAGATCGTAAAGGCGTTGCAGCGTCAGTACGGCGAGGCTGCCCCGGTTCGCGAGACCGTGTTCCGGTGGATCAAGAAAGACGACCGCATCGAGAAGATCGGCCACGGTAGGTACGCGGCCAAGGAAGAGGACTGATGGAGACTTTCGCGGCAGTTTTTGCCGCCCTGTTTGCTGCCCACTCGTTCGGCGATCACTGGGTGCAGACCTCGTGTCAAGCTGTTGAGAAGGCGTTGGGCAACCCAATGGCCCCGGGTCCGATCGACAAGCGCGCGGTACGTCGCGGACAGCTCGCGTGCCTGCGCCATGTCCTGACGCTCACAGCCACTAAGGCCGTGTTCGTGGGGGCCGTGTTCGTCGTGTTTCACGTGAAACCGACTTGGTGGGCGGTGGCGCTGGGCTTCACGGTGGACGCCGTGTCGCACTACTGGGCCGACCGACGTTGGACTCTGGAGGAACTCGCCCGGTTCTGTGGCAAGGGCGAGTTCTACAACCAAGGGACCGACCTCACTGACAAGGAGGGCGAGCGACGTCCGCACATCGGTACAGGCAAGTACGCCCTCGACCAGTCGTGGCACCACGCGTGGCTGTTCGTCGGAGCCCTGACCATGACCGCGTTCTGACCCCGCACACGACGAGGCCCCCGCCGGATTCCGCCCGGCGGGGGCCTCGTCTGTGTTCAGTCCATCAGCATCGCCGCGACCAGTTCGGCCGAGATTGTGTTGCGCTCGATCGCCTCGCGCCACTCGGTGTCGATCCGGGCGACCTCTTCGGCGTCGGCCCACCAGGCGATGTTCTTGATCTCGCCGTCGATCTCGCGCTGACCGGTCCCGAGGACCTTGTCCCCGACCGGCTCCTTGGCGAACAGCCGAACCAGGTTGGTCGGACGCTGCGGGAGGACCGGGAACCGGGCCCCCACGATCTCGACGACCGCGAGACGGCTGTCGATGTTGCCCAGGACGAAAGTGACTCGCTCCATTTTGGGGCTCCCTCTTGAGTTTTCAACGGGGGTGAGGCCGTGTTGCCTGCCCCCGCCCTGCTAATACAATTAAATCACATCCTTGCCCAAAGAGCAAGTTACCTAGTCCGTGTGACTTGCGCCACATGTCAGAGGAGTTGCCCGTGGTGGGGTCGGTGTGGTTTTTGCGGGCGCGCGTTCCTTTTTGCCGGAGCAGGTCAGTAGCGTGTGACACAGATCACGTTGCCCAACCCACTTGCGCATTAGGCAACGTCATGATATGATTTTCTCAGAGGTTGGGGGAAACGCCCCCGGCCCTGCCGAAAGGACCCGATCATGGCCGCCACCCTCGCCCCCTGCTCCTGCTCCCTCTTCGCCGCTGTTGCTGCCGACGGTACCACCACCCGGACCGGCTGCACGGCGACCACCCGCCGGACCTTCGCCCCGGGTCACGACGCGCGGCTGAAGGGGTTCCTGATCCGGGCGGGCAAGGCCGGTCACCTGGTCGCCACCCCGGAGGGCACCCAGGAGTTCCCCGCGAAGGTCGCCGACCGGTTCGGTTTCGGCTACATGGTCCGCGAGGGCATCGCCCGGGTCGCGAAGCCCCGGAAGGCCGCGAAGGTCGTCGCCCCCCGCACCGTGCGCGGTAAGGTCGGTCGGTGGGTGTACGAGGGCACCGTGACCGCCAACGGCGGGGTCTTCACCTACACCGACCGCCAGGGTCGGCAGCTGATGGCGGAGAAGTTCACGATCGTCGGCTGACGCCGACCCGGGAGGGGGCTCCGGCCCCCTCCCCTCGGTGTGGCGCAGGTCACATTGCATCGGGTACTTGCGCAGACCGCAAGTCACATGATAAAATCGTATTACGAGGTTGGGGGAAACGCCCCCGGCCCCCACGAAGGGACACGAAATGAACGCCACCGCCACCGCCCAGGCCACCAAGCCCTGCACCTGCGGCAAGGTCGCCACCCGCACCGAGACCGGCGAGCTGGTGACCACCGGCTGCAACGCGACGACCAAGCGCACGTTCGCCCCGGGTCACGACGCCCGTCTGAAGGGCTTCCTGATCCGGGCGGGCATCGCCGGTCAGGACGTCATCGTCGGTGACGACGCCCCCCGCGACGCGCAGGCCGTGGCCAACCAGTTCGGTTTCGGTTACATGGTCGCCGAGGGCATCCGGAAGGGTGCGGACCGCGAGTTCCGCCGGGAGCTGCGCGAGCTGGCGAAGTCGGCCAAGAAGAGCCACGAGACCCCCCGCAAGGTCTCCGCAAAGGTCGGTCGCTGGGTGTACGAGGGCGTCATCACCGACAGCCCGGAGCACGGCCCCCAGTTCACGTACACGACCCGCAAGGGCGTGCAGACCACCACCACCCGATTCACCCGGGTCTGACACCCGGACCGGCGGGGGCCCACCCGGGCCCCCGCCCGACCCCCGCGAAGGAGCAGTGATCGTAATGAAGCGCAGCATCCGTCCGACGAACCGCGTGCAGGTCGGCGTCCGCGAGGTCGCCCGTGTCCGCAAGTGCGGCAGGCGCAAGCAGGGTGGGGCGTGGGTCCCGACGTACGAGGTCATCCACAGCAACGGCGCCATCAGGACGCTCGGGCCGGACCTCGTCCGGTGCGCGGCCCTGGTGTGACGAGCACCACACAGCCGAGGAACCCAAAGAACTTGCGTAACCCGCAAGCGACGTGATTTAATTTTCTTAGAGGTTGGGGGAACGGCCCCCACCACGACCGGGAGGACCGGGGCAATGACGAAGAACACCGAGAAGACCGAGGCCAACGGCGCCACCCCCTGCGAGTGCAGCAAGTACGACGCCCTCGTGAACGCGCAGCTCACCGAGGAGAACCTGGCCAACGGTGACTACGAGGTCTTCACCACCGGCTGCAACGCGACCACCAAGCGCGAGTTCGCCCCGGGTCACGACGCCAAGCTGAAGTCCTTCCTGATCCGCTACTCCGGCCCCGAGTACGACGTCCGCCGGAACGACGGCGGGGTCTCCGTCAGCGCCAGCGCCCAGGGTCACGCCGACCGGTACGAGTTCGGCTACATGGTCGCGGCTGGCATCGCCAAGGCGGCCGAGAAGGCCAAGGCCAAGGCGGAGCGCGAGGCCGCTCGTGCTGCCAAGAAGGCCGCGAAGGGCAAGCCCGCCGAGCGCAAGCTGGCCGAGTCCGCCGGGGTCGTCGCCCCCGCCAAGGTGGCCGACGTCGTCGCCGCTGAGGAGGCCGCATACGCCGAGGCCGAGGCCAAGAAGGTCGCGGAGCGCGAAGCGTCCGCTGACTGGGACGAGGCTCCCTCCCAGGGCGTGGACCTCACCGACGAGCCCGAGGTCATCGCCAAGGTCGGTCGGTGGGAGTACAAGGGAATCGTGAAGGACGGGGTCCTGTACTACCTCGCCAAGGACGGGCACACCCGCAAGACCGCCGACAAGTTCACGGTCGTCCGGGAGGTCTGATCCGGAGCCGGAGGGCCCCGGGACAACCCGAAAGGGGGGTCCCGGGGCCCTCTCGTGTGTCTGGGGTGCTCTGGGCCGTCCGGCCAGCCACGAGGCCGCGAGAGACCCCACGGAAGGCCGCAAGCAACGGGACTTGCGCAACCCGCAATTGGTGTGATTTGCTGGTGACAGACGCCGGGACCTGCCCGGCAACGTGAGGAGATTACGATGCGCGTTCCCACCGCCCAGCACCCGGCGACCTGGCTCACGGTTGCGGACCTCGTCCCGGGCGATCTGGTCGTCTCTCGCACGCAGGACCTGCGGGTCATCACCCGCCCGGTAACCGCTCTCGTCCCCGTGCGGGGCAAGCGCACCCAGGTCGTCGTGGGCGACCGCGTGCACTACCCCAGGGCGACCGCAAGCACCCCGGTCCTGGTCCTGCGCTAGTCACCCTCGCGACGGCCCCCGGAGACGTCTCCGGGGGCCGTTCGCTGCCCCGGGGGCCCAGAGGACCGGCCAGCTCACGAGAGGCCGCGAGAGACCCCACAGAAGCCCTCCGGCAGCCCTCCGGGTGTCACCTCGCAACCTGGTTGCTGTGAGCACCCCACGTGGGGGCGGTGGCGGAGTGCCAGCCCGTCCCGGCAACTCACTTGCGTGGTCAGCAAGTCGTGTGATGTAATGGGATCACACGAGGAGGACGGACCTCCTCGGGGAGGAGCCAAGCCGTGAACGCGAAGGCCGAGCAGCCGGACGAGATCCAGATCGGCGTAGATCTGATGCTGAAGGTCACCCGGGAGGGCTGGGAGAGCATCTACGGGCCGGAGCGCCCGCTGACCCCCGCGAACTTCCTCGCGCACGTGATGGGGTTCTTCGACGGCGATGTGAAGTACGGCGTCGGAACCGAGGTGCAGAGTCTGGAGACCATGGGCCCGGATGGCGACCCGATCGACGAAGACGGGTGCGAGAACGTCTGACCTGATGGCCGAGTTCATCAAGGTCACCGAGACCGAGCGCAACGGCCGACGCCCCCCGGTATGCGACCGGGGGGCGTCGGCATGTCGGCAAACTTGCGCCACCCGCAAGGTCATGATTTGCTTTTCTTATGAGGGGGAAACGCCCCCTCAGTGAGGAGCCTTCCGTGTTGCTGACCCTTCCGATCGTTGTTACCGACCGCGACGCGTTTTCCGATACCTTCCTTGGTGCGGACGGCCCGATCGTCGGCTTCCGTCCCGACCCGACGTCGTTGATTGTCTCCGTGGACGTCGGCACGTGGCTGCTGGAGGTCGGCGGCCAGCCGACCGTGGAGGCCGTGACGCGTTACATCGAGGCGCGTCTGTCCTGACGGACCCCGGACCCGGGTGGTGTGACCGGCGCCACCCGGGTCCGGACTTGCGTGGCAGACAAGGCCATGATTTAATGGAATTACACGAGGGGGAAACGCCCCCTCGGGGAGGAGCCAAGAAATGAGCAGCATCGAGATCGGCCAGACGGTCCGGTTCCGCATCAACGGCAAGAAGGTGTTCGGCGTGGTCCGCACCGAAGCCGTGGCGACCGCCACCGGCCCCGTGGTGAAGGTTCAGCTCCTGCCGGACTTCGCGCACCTCCTGCCGACCGGCTGGACGGACGCGGGAACCGACGAGCTGACCCCGGTTCGGGTCTGCGGATGCGCGCACCTGGCGTACCGCCCGATCTGGGGCGATCACCAGGGCGAGCTGATCACCACCGGCTGCGACTTCAGCCGGATGCCGTCCCGGACGTCGAAGTTCCTGCCGGGTCACGACGCCCGAGCCAAGTCGTTCCTGATCAAGGCCAGCGGCTACGCCCAGACCCTGGAGAACGGCAAGGGCGCCTTGGAGCAGGCCCGGGAGTTCAGCGACGCTATCGCGCTGAAGGTCGCGGCTGGCATCGACAACGCCCGGAAGCGCGACGCGCAGAAGGCCCGGAGCAAGCGCCGGACGGCCCCCAAGCCGGACGCCGCGCCTGTCCGTCGCGAGGACGAGATGGACGAGATCGACAAGCTTCAGCGCAAGCTCGGCGTCACGTACGCCATGATGCGTGCGATGTCCTACGCGGTGACCGATCGGCTGCACGAGTTCGCCGGACAGGTCAGCGGCAGCACCCCCACGGGCACCCGGGTTGCCCTCCAGAAGCGCGGGCTGATCACCGTGGTCGACGGCCGGATGACCGACCTGGGCTACAAGGTGATGCGTCAGCCGACGCTCGCCGAGACCGACCCCGAGCTGATCGTGTGCAAGGACGAGCACGGCGCGTACGCCGGGCACAGCCTGAAGTGGGACGAGACCGAGTTCGTGAGGGTTTGCCGTCGCTGCGGGCACCAGAACCAGGACTGAACGACGAAAGGCCCCCGGGACCGCCCCGGGGGCCACGAAGGGGGAGCCATGACGAACCAAGTCGACGTGATCTGGACCGCGTTGTTCATCCTGCATCGCGATAACCCGGTCGACGAGAATCAACCCATCTGGACCAGCCCGATCTCGTGCACGGCCACCAGCAACGACGGCGGCAAGGTGAACATCACCACCGAGCTGATGGAACAGAACGCCGTGAAGTACGCGGCTGAGCAGATCGGCGCAGACCCCGCCAGCCTCCAGTTGGTTGGACTGGACTGGGTGCAGATGCCCTACGTCGACGCCAGCGAGCTGGAGAGCCCGCCACCTGCCCCGTGATGGGTCAGCCGACGGCAACGAGCCCCCGAGGTGAACACCGCCGAGGGGGCTCAGTTGTGCGTGACGTGTGCCACAGGAACCGGGTCAAGAGGGGGGTAACGGCAGGGTGTTCCCCCGGGCCGTTACCCCCCTCTCGTGCAGGGTGTTACCCCCCCTGAAGGGTTCCTAAATCGCAATTACTCCGAGCAAAGGGTAACACCGCGATTTAGATGGGGGTAACGGCTCCGAGAGGGGTAGTGTTACCCAGGATGTTACCTTGTCGAGAGCGCAAGTTACTGACCAGTACACCCCCTCTGACTTGGTACGGAGCATGCGTGAATCATACAATTATATAGGGGGGGTAACGGGGGTAACACCCGTACCCGTCTGTGGCTCAGGTGTGGAGCCCCGTGTACGCTCCGTTATTATGTGCCCCGTACCCCCCGCCGTGTGCCCCGTGTACTCCGGCCGGTGTTACCCCCCCTCCTGGGAGCGGGTTAGAGCTATTGTTCTGAGAACTTGCGCAAACGACAAGCGTTATGATTTACTAGTTATAGACGGGCCGACAAGACGCCCCGAACGAGGAGCCACCCCATGGACCACGTGACCGATTTCCTGGACCGGTACCCCACCGTCTGCGGTGAGTGCCACGCCGAGGTGAAGCACTCCGACACCAAGATCGTCAGCCGACCGAAGCCCTACCCCAAGGGAACCCGAATCGTGTTCGGAATGCCCACCACCGAGGAGATGCGCGTGTGCAACTCCCACGAGGTCGTCACCAACTGGCCCAAGCTCCGGCGCTGATCACTCCAGCCGACGAGCCCCCGACCCACCCAGGGCGGGGGCTCACCTGTGTTCGGCGTCACCTCGCCTAAAGGTTGCCGTCGGCTCGCATGTGGGGGGCGGTGGCGGGGTGCGCCTGGTCGGTGCAGCCAACCTACTTGCGCTTTGGGCAATCAACATGATTTAATTTTATTAGAGCGAGGGGGACGGCCCCCAAGCCCAACCGAAGGAGTCCAAAATGAACACGGTCGACACCCTCCGCCACCTGGCCGCGATCGCCGACAGCCGCGCCGAGATTCTCCCCCTGGGCGACGAGCGCAGCGACTACCAGTGGTTCTCGAACAACGCGGGCAGCCTGGCCAACGCGATCGAGCGCGGGGTCCTCACCGACGCCCGAATCTCCGCCGAGGTCGCCAAGCTGAACGAGATCTGCGACCTGACGGTCTGAGCAGGCCCCACCCGAGCCCCCCGCGCGCACCCGCCGGGGGGCTCGGGCGTGCCGTGACCTCAGGACGGCCCGGGACGGCCCCACGGAGCGCCTGGAGCCCCGTCCCGGGCACTCAGGACCGGCGGGGTGCTCCCAGGCCCTGGAAGACCCCACGGAAGCCCTCGGCCCCGGTAATTGCGTAAGAAGCACCCGCCATGATAGGCTTGTCCCACAAGCAAGCCGCCGGGCAGCCCCCCGGGGGCGGTTAGGAGCCAGACATGGGTGGATCGCCCACCACGCCGCGTGTTCTCGCGGCCCTCAACACCAAGTTCAACGGCAAGGTCGTGAGCATCGAGCAGCTCCAGTCGGTTACCGGACTGAACGACAGTCAGGTCCGCGCCTCGATGCGCTCGCTGGCCAGCCGGGACGACCTCGTCATCACGGTCGTCCAGAAGGGCAACGTCTGGAAGTACGACGGCCTGACGGCCGGAGACGCCGAGATCAGCGACCAGCTCTTCGAGGTCGTCGGCACGTCCGCCAAGGGAAACGACACCATCGTCCGGGGCGACGCCACCGGCAAGCTCTACAAGGTGGTGGCCCTGTGAGCGAGCGCCAGCCCTTCAAGGCGAAGTGCCAGATGCACGGCGGCGAGATCGTCGTGTCGGTCCGCCCCGAGGACGTCCAGGAGTATTACAGCTCCGGCTCTCGGCCCATCCAGCAGATCTTCGACTACCTCACCCCCGCCGAGCGCGAGCTGTTCCAGTCCGGCATCTGCGGCGAGTGCTGGGTCAAGGTCTTCCCTCCGGCCTCGGAGGGCCCCGACGGCGACCCGATCCAGTGGGTCGACCTTCCGGTCTGGGTCAAGGGCGCCTGCGACCGGGGCGACCAGGAACTCGCGTTCTGGAGGGCCCTCGACTGGCGCAAGGGCGACGAAGAGACCTTCTTCGCCTACACGCGCGAGGGCGAGTACGTCCGAATGTTCGAGCTCGAGTGATGACGCTCAGCGTCGAGCCCGCTGACGGGCTGCCCGACTGGGCCCGGGAAGCCGCCAAGGAGCGTTTCCCGGGCCTCGTCGGCCCTGGAGCCCGGAACGTGGTCTGGAAGGGCGGAGGAAACACCTTCGTGGCCTTCGACGGGGGTCGTCTGCTGGCCGTGATCAGTCGACCCGACCCCGAGAACCCGAATTAACCTCGCCTAGAGGTTGCTGTGAGCGACGCGGGGGGCGGTGGCGGGATGCGAGCGCGCTACCTATTGCGCCAGCGACAAGCCGCATGATAAGATGGAGATGCACCGAGAGGAGGTGATAGGGTGCAAACACCTTATGACCTGGAGGCTGACGGCGGCTGGACGTCACGTGAGCCTCAGGTGGCCGAGCCGACCGACCGAGAGTGGCGCGAGTCGTACACGCCTCGTCGGTCGGCACAGGTCGCCAAGCGTCAGGGCTATCAAGTCAACCCGGTCAACGGTCACGCGCTCGACTGCGCGTGCCCCGCGTGCCCGGGATGGTACGAAGCTCGGGCGCGAATGGCCGTTGCCGCTCAAGCCTATGCGGAACCGGTCGTCAAGGAACGTCAGCCTCGTCCGCTCACTGATCAGGTGGTCCCCGTGGCCATCCTGATGGTGGTGTTCACGACGTGCATGGCGGTCCTGCTGCCCATCCTGATGCCGATGCTGGCGCTGGGGGCGGTCTCGCTGGCTCTCGTGGCCGTTAGTTTGGTTGTGGTGGTGGTCGCGGCTCTGGGCTTCATGATCTTCATCATGAGGGCTCGTCGGGAAGTCGGGGCGCCTGCTGGTCGGGTGGTCCGAGGCAACGTGTTGAAGCGGCGCTGAAGACACTTTAAGCCAGGACTTGACACAAGGGCCTGGTACGAAGTAGAATCCCGATTAGATAGAAAAAGGCTACCCCGGGAGGGCTTCCGGGCGGTCACAATCGGCGGTGTTCGAACTCGTCGAGGTGGTCGTCCGGGGGCCCTCTCGTCGTATCCGCTGACGGCCAGGGGGACAACCTTGAAACCCGTGTTGATCACGGCCGAAGAAGCTGCAACTTGGTCTGGACGGCCAAAGGGCACAATCTGGCGATGGGCTTCTGAAGGTCGGATCTCGCGTTACCAGGCTGGCTCTGGCACGCGGTACGACCTCAACGAGATCCCGCCGAAAACGGATAGTGGACCCGGCAGCACTCCCCCGTTGAAGAAAACGGAGCCTGCCGATGCCCACTCCTCCACCTCCGCGACCGCTTAAGCAGGAAATCGAGCGAGCGGTACTGGAAGACCTCAGGTCGGGAAAGTACGGGCGCAACCAGATTGCCGAACGGCACAACATCGGCAGGGCCACCGTAACGCGGATCGCCCACGACAACGGTTTGGACCCTTCGGCTCGAACCAACAAGACACAGCACGCCACGAGGGCGGTGGCGGTCGAGACCAAAGCGCGCAAGGAGCAGCTCAAGAAGGAGTTGCTCGACGACATCCAGGCCCTGCGCGTTCGGGCGTGGTCGCGCTGGTCAAAGGAAGTACTCGGCAGGGACGGCGAAACAGTCCTGCTGACGGCTGACCTGCCGCCGCTTCCCGAGGTCGCCAGCGCGTACCGGGCGATCGGGACGTGCCTCGACGGCCTGTTCAAGCTAGAAGCCGCAGAGCGCACCAACGGTGACGACGTCCAGGGTGCGCGTGACTTCCTGGTCGAGTTCCAAGACAACCTGCGCGCGGCTCGTGACGAATTCGAGCAGCGCACCGGGCTTGACATGGGCAGCGACGAGGCCACGCAGCTGATTCGGGGCGAGGTCATCGACCGCCAGCCCGATTCCGGGACGACCGGATGAGCGCCAGTTTCGGCCAGGACATCGCGACCCTGTTCAAGTACGCGTCGAACAAGCAGACGGCGAGCATCCTCGACGCCACTGCGCGCATCAACGTGTGGCACGGAGCGATCCGGTCCGGCAAGACGTTCGCCTCGCCGCTGGCGTTCTTGATCGCCATCGTGACGGCGCCCTCCTCGGGCTTGATCGTCATTGCTGGTCGTACCCTGGACACCGTCGGCCGTAACGTCCTCGAACCCCTCACGGGCGATGGCGTGATCGGCCGGATGATCGGCCGTCACATCCGGTGGACGGCTGGCGCGACGACGTGCGTTATCCTGGGCCGTACGGTCCACCTGGTGGGCGCGAACGACCGACAGGCCGAGGGCAAGATTCGGGGCTCGACGGTCTGCCTGGCGTACGTCGACGAAGCCACGCTGCTACCGGCCGAGTTCTTCAAGCAGATGCTCGGCCGAATGTCTGTCAAGGGCGCGCGGATGTTCGCCACCACCAACCCGGACAACCCGGCGCACTGGCTCCGCAAGGAATACCTGCTGCGCCAAGGTGAACTCAACCTCCGGCAATGGCAGTTCCATCTTGACGACAACTTCACGCTTGACCCGGACTACGTGCGCGACCTCAAGTCCGAGTACACGGGCCTTTGGTACAAGCGGTTCATCCTGGGCAACTGGGTGCAGTCCGAGGGCGCCGTTTACGACATGTGGGACGAAGACACGATGATCGTCGACGTCCTGCCCATGATCACCAAGTGGTTCGCGGTCGGCATCGACTACGGCACCACCAACCCGTTCGCGGCCCTTACGCTCGGCCTGGGCGCCGACAAACGACTGTACCTCGCCCGTGAATGGCGCTGGGACTCCAAGCTCAAGAAGCGCCAGCTCACCGACGTCGAGTATTCAAAGCAGGTCCGGCAGTTCTTGGCCGACCACCCGGTCCCCGGGTCCAAGCTCAAGGGCGTACGACCTGACTGGTGGGTTCTCGACCCGTCAGCCGCCAGTTTCCGCATTCAGCTTTACGAGGATGGGATCACGGCGCGTCTCGCCAACAACGAGGTCAAGTCCGGCATCAACACGTTCGGCTCGCTGCTCACCACTGACCGGCTAAAGGTGCACCGCTCCTGTTCCGGCCTCGTCGAGGAGATCCCCGGCTACTCCTGGGACACGACGGCGAGCGGCAAGGGCAAGGACGAGCCGATCAAGGACAACGATCACAGCCTCGACGCAGGTCGTTACGCGGTCTTCACAACTCGGCCAATCTGGAACGGTCTGCTGAGGCCACCCGTTTTGCCCGACCATCTGGAGACCGCAGCCTAATGTCAACATTCAATCGCCGACACGTTGCCGTGGGCACTCACGCGGGGGGAGGTGGCGCAGATGCCGCTGCCGGACAATAACCCGGCTTGGCCCCCGGCTGAGTGCAAGAAGGCCGACAGGTTCTACCGGGAGTGGGGCGCGTGGTACTCGGGCGACCCGCAAGAGCTGCGCAAATTCTACCAGGTCACCAACGGCTTTGGCGCCCTGATCGACCCCAAGCAGTACCCGGACAGCGCGAACAACCTGCTCGACCAGGTCTCGCGGTTCTTCTGGGGCAACCCGCCGGAGCCGGGAAACCTGCGCGATGCCAAGTTGCATGTGCCGCTGGCTGGCGACATTGCCAGCACGTCCGCCGATCTGCTGTTCGGCGAGCCTCCGGTGTGGTCGATCCCCGAAAGCCTCGACGGTCAGGATGGAACCCAGGGCCGGATGGACAAGATCGTTAAAAACGGTCTGATTCCGGTTCTGCTCGAAGCCGCTGAGACGGACTCGGCCCTGGGCGGGGTGTACCTGCGGGTCAATATCGACACGTTCATGTTCGACACGCCCGTGTTCGACGCCATCCCGCCCGAGTCGGCTGTTCCCGAGTGGCGCACCGGTCGGCTGTACGCGGTGACGTTCTGGCGCACGTTGGCCGACGACCAAGGCAAGGTCTACAGGCACTTGGAGCGGCACGAGGTCGGCTGGATCTATCACGGCCTGTTCGTCGGCTCGGACGATCGACTGGGTGCACAGATCGACCTTCGCATTCACCCCGAGACCGAACCGCTGTACAAGCTGGTCGGTGAAGAGGGCCGGATGCCGACGGGTTCCGACACCCTGACGGCCGAGTACATCCCGAACATGCGACCCAACCGTTTGATGCGCGGTTCGCCCCTGGGGCGTTCCGACTATTCGGGCATCGAACCCACTATGGACGCTCTCGACGAATCGTGGTCCAGCCTCATGCGGGACATCCGCTTGGGCAAATCCCGGCTGATCGTCCCCGAGAGCTACCTGGAGTCGAACGGCCCCGGTCGAGGCGCGCGGGTCAGCGCTGAGCGTGAACTGTTCACCCCCGTCAAGGCCATGCCGGACAACGAGGGCGTCAGCCTGGAGCAAGTCCAGTTCAGCATCCGGGTCGATGACCACCTGTCAGCGTGCCGAAACCTGGCCGTTCAGGCGTTGCGCGGTGCGGGCTACAGCGCGCAGTCATTCGGCGAGGGCGACCAGGGCGGACCCGCCACGGCCACCGAGGTACAGGCCCGTGAGCGGCGTTCGTTCGTGACCCGTGACCGCAAG